GCCCATCGTGCCTGATGGGGCATAGATGAAGGGGATGGAGGTCTGCAGGAGCGAGTAACGCAGACCCGATATCCAGGCGCTGCCGTTCGATTGAACGAGGCCCGCATCTGCGGTGGGGACAACAACATTGTTAGAATAGTTCGACGCTGGATATCCGGCCGAAAGCTGCGACAGCGTGAGACCAATGGGAATCGAGTTGCTCGTGTTGCCGATGATCGTATTGACCTGCGCGGCGGTGAGCGGCGTGACCGGCGCAAGGCCCGAGGTCGCATTGCCCTGGATGGTCTGCCCCGGCACGAGCGCTTTGACCTGCGCTCCTGCGTCGGCGCAGAGCAGTGACAGAGTCACTACTAGAAGAGTCTTCACAATGTCCATTGACCACCTATATATGTCGCGAGCACCTTCGTGAAGGGCCCGAGTTCCACTGTTGCGGCCCCCGGGCACGCGAATTGATTCGCTGTCGCGCTGCTCGCCTGATTCTCAAAGGTGATGTAAAGCGTCGAGCTCGCATTCCAAATCAGCAGCGAGAATCCGTTCGCCACACCTGTCGCCAGAAGCCCCAAGAGCGTGGAGGTATCATCCGTCGGCGTCAAGATCAAGCAGTTCGTCACGCCTGGGATGTAGCCCGCAGGGTCATAGTTATCAGTGTTGCCGGATGCGAGAGTCGCCGTGACCTGAACGCCGAATGCGGCAGGTGGTCCCGTGGGGCCCGTAGGTCCGCTGCCTCCGGTGCCAGTGGGGCCGGTGGGACCTGCTGTACCGGTGGGTCCCGTGGCACCATGCGTACCGCTAGCACCGCTCGGGCCCGTCGGGCCCGTGACAGCAGCGCCCGTAGGGCCGGTGGGTCCTGCCGCACCCGATGCGCCCATCGGACCTGTCGGTCCCGTACCGGTCGGGCCGGTTGATCCGGTGGGACCCGTCGCACCGACGCCAGGCCCGGTGGGACCGGTGGGTCCCTGAGCGCCGCTCCCCGAGGGCCCTGTGGTTCCGGTCGGGCCCGTGGGACCGAAAGATCCAGCTGCTCCGGTCGGGCCGGTAGCCCCGACACCGGGGCCCGTGGGTCCCGCAGTTCCCGAAGGACCTGTCGGACCAGGATTACCCATCGGACCGGTGGGACCTTGCGGGCCCGGCGTGACTACCTCGATCACATTGGTTTGCGTGGTCGACACGATCACTTGAGTTCCCGGCACGCTCATGGCGTCACTCCCGCCGACACCGTGACTGTGCCTTGCAGAAGGCGCGTCACATTGCCGCTCGAGTCGGTGAGGATCAAATCGTACACTCCGGTCCACCAAGTGAAATCAGCGGTCGCGGACGCAGGAATGGTGAGCGCGATCGATCCCGATGTGCCCCCTAAGACGATATCTGAACTAGCATCGTACAGAATATCCGGAGCCAACTGAAAAGCGCGGATTTGAAGAGAGGCCGTGTACCCAGTCAGATCAACCGGCCCCGGAGCCGCTCCCACAGTGCCACAACCGCAGATACTCGTCAGCCATACGAATATCCTCGTGTAGGTCGCATACTGGTTGATGCATAGATTGTAGGTGCCCGTGCTCACTTGACTCTCAGGGTAGAGTGACGAAGACGCCCGCGGGCGGCGCGTTGGTGGCGGGCGTCTTCAGAGACATTGCAAGAGCCGCCGTGTAGTCAAACGTGCTATAGCTATAGGCGTCTTTCACTGCGGTGCCGGAACTGGTGACGATTTGATAGGAGATCATACCGTTCTGATATGTGTTGACCGATTGCTGAGAGACAGCGGCGGTAAAGCCACCGCTGCCACCGGTCGCATTATTCGCAAGCGTCTGAGTGTTGGAGCTGTACGTTCCAAAAGCGTTGATGACCAACTGGTTCGCTTGCGTCGTCGTGATGGAGGGTGCAACGATGGGACTTGCAGCCGTATCGGTAACGCCTGTCGGCGCTACCCCTAGAGTGAGCGTACCGGCACTTTGAAATTCAACAAATCCGATGGACGCATCGCCCGTACCAGTCCATGTCGCGGTCGCCGTGTAGCCGCTGCCTCCGGTGCACAAGTTGCAGTAGTAAAGCGCGAGCGTTCGCGGTTGTCCCGGATAGGTGTTGATGCTCTGCGCGAGTGTCCATTTGGCATTATTGCCAAAGGTATCCGTGATGGTTGGCACACTCGTGGCCGCGGGTGCGTTGATGACAACCAGAACGAAGGTGCTGGTCCCGGCTGATGATGTCGTGCAGGAGGTGCTTGAAACCGTGGTGACGGCTCCTGCGTTGCCATTCCAGTTAGCGCAGCCGACGCTTTGCGAGCGTGCCTGACCCACCAGTCCTGCTGCCAGGAGCAATATGCCAAGAGCAAATTTCTTCATGGTTCTATATATCTCCAAAGCCCGACATTGTGAAAGGCACCTATCAGTATGTTATGCGTGCCGTCATTCACCACGGCGATCTGTCCTGGCCCCTGGCTTGGGTTTGTTGGGCTCGAAGGGGCGCTCCAAGAACCTGTTCCCGGTTGCGCTGCATATTCGAAGTTCAGACTCGTCGATCCCACGCCGATCGGATAGCCGTATGCCGTATAGACGTTTTTGGACGTCGCGACGGTGACGGTCTCTTCCGTGTTCGCGCCCAAAAATGTCGGCCAGGTCTGCCCGTAATCACTGCTGTAAAGCAGTCCCGTCGCATTGCCGCTGCTCGGGCCACCGCTTGGGCAAGTGACATACGTGCCAATGCTGTTCGAGCAAGAACCGTAAATGTTCGGCAGGAAAATGACACCCGCAGTCCCAGGTTGGTAGATCGTTGAGGAGCCGTGCGAGTGGGTGGCTGTGTTGACTTGCGTCCAGTTGGTACCCCCATTCGTCGTACGCCAGGTCCCGTAGGGCGTGTCCTGCGCCATCCACAGCCACGTGTTCGCCGTGCCGCCGCTGCTATGCGTGCCGGGCGTGCCGGCAGTGCCCGTGTTGATGAAAAATATGTAGGCTGTGCCGGTCGTGGCGGCCGCCATCCCCGAATCCAGATTCACGGCCGACCAGGTATTGCCCCCATCGGTGCTCTCAAGCACGTACGCTTGCTCATGGCCCGCCATCAGCAGATGCAAGGGGGCATAAGGGTCGACAATCGGCGGATACACATCCCCGCGCCCCGAGGGGAGCGGGGGAATCAGGTTCGTGGTCGTCCAATTGGCCCCACCATCGGTGCTCGCCCAAAAGCCGATAGAGGTCTGCTGGTAGTTGCGAATGAACGCGGTGTAGATCGTTGGCACGCCGCCCGTGGTCGCGTTCGGCTGCACCGTCAAGCCGCCACCGCCTGTCACCGCCGCGACCCCATTGGTGCCGCTTTGGCTCATCTCATTCCAGGTCTGACCGTAGTCCGTGGACTTCCAAATGCCCTGGCAGTGCGCGAGTGTGTACAGCGTGCCTGGATTCGATGTGTCGGCCGCTACCGTTTCGGTTCCATAATTGCCGCCACTGCAAAATGAATTGTTAAGATTGATCGTTCCCGGCGTGACGTTATACCAAGTGCCCGTGGGATTCGCCGCCGGTATGGAGAAGCCGCGCGGATTTCGCGCATTGGCATCCGGCAACGACATCAATCCGACCAACGTCGACATCGCGATCGCCATGACTGCCGACAAGCCGACCAATATGATTCTCACGGCGCGGGCACTACTTTGATCGAGTTCAAGACCGTATTGCGGCCGCTGCCGAAAGCTGCCGCGACTTCGACTGTCAACTGCTGAGCGTACACGCCAACCGTGTACGTTATCGTGTAAGCCGTATCGACGGCAGGCACGAACACCGAGCTTCCGTTGTACGAACACCCAAGATCCGCAGGGCTGTAAACCGTGGCTTGGAATCCAGAGCCGCCAGGAATGCTCGCGAAGAGCGTGTCACCGACCTGATAGGCATTGTTACCGTTGTTCGTGACCACCAGATAGGTGACCTGGCCGCCCGATACGTAGATCGTTCCAAACGCGCCGGTACCGGTGCCTCCGGTGAGGCTGACGTTCGAATAAATGCCGTTCGTGTACCCAGAACCAGGAGAACTCTGCGCTGCATTTAAGATCGTGTTGCTGCCGCTATAGCTCGTCCATATGCAACCGTTGACCTCGGTACCTTGGAGGAATTGATTCTGTCCCCACGCGCTGGTCGGTGCGATGCTGCCTGTGAGGTTGTACTCAGAATTGAGAGACATCCCGAGCGTCACATAATAGGTGCCGTTCGGTATGTTGATGATCCATGTGCCGCCGAAGCTCTCGCGACCTGTCTGATAGAGCGTGGGATCGGGCGTGCCCGTGATCGTATCGCTGGTCGAGAAAGGCTGGAATGTCTGCATGTTCTCTTGCAGACCTGGCGCCACAATGAATGTCCCTGAAGCCGTTTGTATATACGGATCCTGATAATAGACGGTGCCATCGCTCGCTGTGTAATTGCCGGTCCGACCGACAGCCAAACCAAACGGTGGGGTTGCGAAAAATGTGATCGGCGGCGGTGTGGGGACAGGCTGTCCTGACATCGTGAGATAGTGATTGCGGATGTCGATACCAAAGCCGGTCGGCGTCCCAGTGGTATCTGAGATGACCGCAGGGAAACTATTGCAGTTATAGGTATCCCACGCCCATGCAAGGTAGTTGCCTCCATGTGCATCCTCCCACACCATGAGCGGATCGACATAAAGATCCGTGCAGTCATTCTCTCCCATCTCTTCCGTCATCAACGGCACGCTGTTCATGATGGGCAAAATCACTGAGGTCCAGCACGAGAGCGTGTCGCATATCTGGCCTTGATAACTGTGCCACGCGGCGTTCAATTGCGCGGGGCTTGCCGAGTCACTCGGCTCGTACGCCAACCAGTTATCTAAAACGTTCGTGTAGCCGACCCCGGGCACATCGATGATATGGTGGTAGCCGCTGCCTTCCGCCGTTCGTATGTCGTTGACCAGTGCTTGGGTACCGGCGGATGTGTAAGTAGGGCATGAGGAGTACGAGCCGCCGCTGATCGTGCCGCCATTGAGCAGCAGCCCCCATCCGGTGCTTGTGTCATCTAGCCACGGTTCGTTGTAGAGGTCGAATATCACCGACTCATTGGTCGCAAATGCCGCAGCGACCGATTCCCAAAAAGCCGGTGCATGATCATTGTCGGGAGCTGGTGCAAACTGACCTCCGCACACCGAACTGCTGGCGATCACTGAACCTGGGCCCACCCATTGCAGGTCAAGAATGACGGCGATGCCTGCCGATGTGAGCGAGGAAACAAAACTCTCGATCGCTGTTTGATAGGTCGATCCGCCCGTGGCCGCGCCGTTGATGCCGAGCCAGCACGACTCATTCAATGGCAAGCGAATGATATTGATGCCCCATGTCTGGAAGGGAGCAACGGGGGGTGCTGTTGTGGCGTTGGGCGCGCCGGATGCGGGATCAAATATTTGATTCGTGCCATTGATGCACATGTATTCCGTGCCGGAGACATCGACGCCACGAAATGGGACCACTTGCCCGATGCTGTTTTTGATCTGATTGCCGACGATGTGCAGTCCCGTGATCGGCAGCAGCGCATGCGACACGGCTCCATGACCGGGCCGCGCGGAGGATGAACACGCTAGCAGTGCCAGCAGTACGCCGGTTACAAAACCCCGCATTTCACGATCCATCGCCCACTAGGGTATCGATCATCGGGTCACTCGGAAATTCATGGTGATCGCTCCCGGTGTCACGGATGCACCGGTATTGTTGCACACCTTGATATTGGCTGTGTTCGCAGTGGGATACGGAATGATCGTCAACATCCCGTTGGTGCTCGGCTCATAACCGACTGTCGATGTCGGATCGCCATTGAAGCCCACGCTCACCACGTCCGTGGTCGCGGTGCCAGTCGCAGTGCCCGTAACAGCACTCGCGCATGCGCCGCTGGCGATCGCTGCTGTGCCAAGCGCAATGGTGCCACTCGCGATCGTTTGAGTGAGTGTGCCCGAGGTCGGAATGGTGGTGCCGTTGTACGTACCCCCGGTGACGTTCCCCTGATAGGAGATATTGAAGACACTCGCCCCGCCATTGACGTGCGCGTCTAAGAAGTTCCCGGTGAAGCCGGAGGGTGCGTTGAACCCCAATTCAGTACCCGCGGTGCTCCAACTGCCGGGAGCCGTGGCACCGTTATTGACGTAGACGAGCGGATAGGTGGAGGTAGCGCTGCCTCCGGTGTAGGGAGCGCCCGTCCAAGTCGTTGCGGCAGCTGAGGCCGCGCCCGCGACGCTGTGGGTGACTGCTGCTGAGAAGGTCTGTGGCTGACTGAAAGTCTGCGCATAGTTGGTTTCAGCGATGGTGCCAGTATTGGCCGGCACACTCGCGGTCACCGTGCCAAGTGCGCCGGTCACAGGTTCAATCGTGACAGTACCGCTCGTGGCATTGCCGAGCACGAGGCCGCCCAACGTGCCGCTTGCACCCAAGGACAGCACGCCGGTACTGATCGTGGCGTTCGCATTCCCGGAAACCGTCGAGCCTGTGCTCGCATACCACGTTAATTGCCCACCCGTACCGCTGTTCACTCCACCGCCGCTCGCCGTGGAGTTGATAGTCTGGTTCGGCCAGGATCCGGTGATCGTGACGTTCGTTCCCGCAACAAGACCCGGCGTGGTGGTCCCCGTACCGCCATTGGCTACGGGCAACGCGGTTCCGGAGAGCGACAGCGCTAGGGTGCCGGTGCTGGTGATGGGGCTGCCGGAAATGCTCAGAAAGCTCGGCACCGTCATGGCAACACTGGTCACAGTTCCCGGTCCGGCGCCAATCGCTGTGCAAGCAGAGACTTGATAATTCGTGCCGTCGCTCGTGACCGTGCAGCCGTGGTTCTGAGCAATCGTCAGGGTTGAGGCACCATTGATGGTGGAGGTCGTGGGCGTAATCGTGACCGTACCGGCACCCAAATTCTCAACGTCGAACGAGTACCCGGCTGTGAAGCCGGTCGTAGTTGCAGATGACAGCGTGACGGCAACCGAGCCAGAATTGTTGAACGTGAGCAGTTTGCCGTAATCGGTCGTGAGCAGAGCGTAGGTCGTACCGGTCTGCGCATTGATCGGCTGCGAGGTCGCGAGCACACCGCTCGAGATGACCAGATTGTTGCCCAGAGCCACCGCCGAGGGTTGCGCTGATCCATTGGTTCCCAAGAGAGATGAGAGCGTCGGAAATGCAGCACCATTGGCCTGGTTTGCGTTGACAATTCCGGAACCAGAAAAGGTCAGTGCTGAGGAATTGCCAACCGTCATCGTTTGGCCGCTGCTGTTGGTGCCTCCGATCAGACTTTGAAACGTGGGAGCCACCTGCCCGAACGCCCGCACGCCAAGCACAAGTCCAATCATCAATGCAGATAGCTTCTTCATGCGGGGACCCAACCTATGGAGGCAATCAGTACAAACAACGCGGATCCTAGCGGAGAGATCGTGGCCGCCGCACCATTGGCGTTTGAGAAACGATTTCCGGATGTCGAACTTCCGGACAAGTGGGGGAGCGTGATCACATCGGTGCTGCTGGTGTTGCTGATGAGCACCGACCAGCCATCCGTCACACCCGATGCCTGCAATCCGGTGATCGTTGAACCGCCGCTTGCGGCTGCGAGCAAGAATCGATTCGTCGTCGTCGACCAGCCCGATGGCTGATAATTATTCTGGCTCGAGGCAAGCGTCGCGGTGACCGACGAATTATAGATTCCCCCAGAGCCTGAACCCGCAGGGCCTGTAGGCCCCGTAGGCCCAGTCGCTCCACCGCCTGGCCCTGTAGCGCCGGTCGGGCCGGTCGGCCCCGCTCCGGTCGGCCCCGTGGGACCTGTGCCGCTTGGCCCGGTGGGTCCCGTAGGGCCCGTTGCACCGCCACCAGGCCCGGTCGGGCCAGCAGCGCCGGTCGCGCCGGTGGGACCTGAGCCGGTGGGACCGGTCGGTCCCGTCGGGCCTTCTGCTCCAGCGGCACCGGTAGGCCCGGTGGGGCCGGTCGCTCCCCCTCCGGGTCCCGTGGGACCTATGTTTCCCGTGGGACCCGTCGGGCCCGTGGCGCCCCCAGAAAGATTTGAGACCAACAGGCTATAGTTATTCCCCGAGCGCGCGATCGGGATTAAATCCGTGGGCTGAGCGGGAGCCCCGGCGGGCAGCTGACTGATTTTTTCGTTCGCCATTAGTAAGGTCCTACGCCTGCTTGCACGATGGTCGCTGCGACACTGCCGCTGCCGGCGGTTTGGTTGATCCGAATGAAAAGTGGGACCGCCGTGAGGATCGTATAGATGCTGGTGGTAGCGCCAGTCGCTGCAGCGTCTGGAGATGGCAACCATGTCATTGACCCGACCGCGACCGGGTTGGTGGCGCTGTTCGGATCATCGTTCGAGATCTGCACGGAATAGGTCGCGCTACCGGTGACCGCGCAGGCGATCGAGATGGGACCTGGCGCCAAATCATCCATGCGAGCGAGGTTGCTCGTGCTGACTCCAGTGGTCGAAACAACGATCGGCCGCATCTTTATCTCTCCTTCAGAAGCGAAAAGGGGTCCGCGAATGGGACCCCTCTCGCGCAAATTCATCGAGCCAAATCGCTACTCGCTCACGGCCTCTGTCTTGTGGCCCGGAGGCATCTTGCCGCTGCGTGCACTCGTGAAGGGATTCGCATCCGAGGTCGCACGACCCCCTGATTTGCGCGGCTTGCGCCCCGCATGATGCATGGCCTTCATCCCATCGACTTTGCCGCCTTCCTTGCGCTTGGCCCGACCGCCCTTCTTCATCTCCTCGGCCTCCGAGTCGATCTTTTTGGCATCGGTGCGCGCTTCGGGCTTGCTCTTCAAGTCCTCTGCGGCCTCGTTCACGCCACCCGCTTCTCGCTTTTTACGACCTTTCATTTCGATGGCTCCTTAAGAGGCCAGGTTGATGCCCTGCATATACTCGACGAATAGCGTGGCGACGCCATTTCCGGTGTTCGTCGAGGTCAAAACGATTTGCACATCGCTGTTGCCGACGTTGTCCCAATTGCCAATCTGAGTCGCGCCAGTTCCTGGGGTAATCGTCACATCCCCTAACGCTCCCGAGGTAACGACTGCGTTGGCGGCCGTCAGTGCGGTCGCAGAAGCGGTCGTGCCAATCCCAAGCGTCGTCGCGGTGCCAGAGAACGCGGTCGTCACGCGCAATTTGATCGAAGTGATGGCGCTTTGGGCGGGAATCACAATGGAGGTGACGAACACACCGGCGCTCTGGCCAGCGGAGGCGGCTTGCGTGACACCGGCCTGCGCCTGCGTCATGTGGGCATATCCCACATTCGCCGTGCCGACGTTCGTCTCACCTAGGCCAGCAAGCGTACCGCTGCCATCGGAATGGATGACATTGCCCGCGAGCAGTGGGCCTGTGAAGGTCGTGCCGGGGAAGATCGGCGAGCCGTTCGGGTTGGGGTATTGACCGCCGTTGACGTCTGACATGGTGGCCCCTTACGAAGTAGGGAAACTGCCCCAGATGGCGCGCCAATTAAAGTATGAAAGACTGTACCTTTCATAAGCCTTGGTCAACAGATTGTCGGTGATGAAGTCCACCTGCATGTCGGTTTCGAACGCGATGCGCTTCATGTACGCCAAGCCCGCGATGTTGGTGAGGAAGAACCACGCATATTGCGAGGTCAAAAAGTCGTTCACCATGTAGCCTTCCGGGATGCCCCCTGCGGTCGAGAGGATCGCGTTCACATCGTTGTCGGCGGTTCCGGGGCGCAATTCCGTCTTGGTGAGCCGGATAGCGACAGGCTCGAGTTGCGGCGCAACGATGAGCTTGCGGCCACGGGCGAAAATCTTCAAACCGGCCTGATCCCTGAAATTCGTGCGGATCGAGATCATGGCGTTGAGCGCTGTCGCCTCATTCAAGTCGACCTGCGTGGCCGGCGTGTTGGCGACCGTGTTGCCATCGATCGGATGCGCGGTCGAGCACAACGCGACCCCATCGCCACCGACCGCGCTGTTGTAGGTCGTCGCGGTGTTGAGCACGTTCGCGCCGTAAATCTCCTTCGTTTGATGGAAGGATTCGATCAGGCCCAAATTGCTGGGATGAAACTGCGTCTTGTACAGATTGTCATCGATCGCCTTGCGCGTGATCGCGTAGCCTAAGGAAATTTCCATGTGCTCCTGGTTGTAGACGTAGCGCTCGCCCGAGGAGTTATCGAACTGCGTCTGACCGCCTTCGGTTTTGAGCTGCGCGAGCCCCAAGTAACGCATCTCGGCCGTGCGCTCAAGCGCAAGTTTCGAGTCGAACGCCGTGAAGATTTTGTCGTACTGGCTGGCGATCATTTCGTACTTGCCCTCGATCCCGCGCAGGCCCGGGAGCAAGAGATCTTTGATCGCCGAAAGATTGATTGGCATTTACGCTACTCCTAGAACGGCGCCGTGAGCGTCTTGGTCTCGACGTTGTTGAACGCCACCTGCGCGTAGTTGTACGCGCCACTCGCGGTCCCATTGGCGCCCGGAGGGCCCAAAATCAATCCAAGAACCCGAAACGGCAGCGTCGCCGTCACGGCGGGGGTCACGGTCATGTCAATGTAGGCGCCGGAGATGCCATTCGCGGTGTTCCCGGTGCCATAGGCGAACTGCACGTTCGATTGGATGTTCGCCTGCGTAATACCGACGGAAGTCGAGCCGCCGGCTTGGGCCACATACTGCGCGGCCGGGTCGTTCTCGATATAGGCCTCTACCGTGTTGGTGCTCGCGACATCCGACCCGGGCCAATAGTTCGACCACACGGTGCGCTTCTGCGCGACCGAGGGGTACTTGCAGCCGACGAAAATACCGGCGAGCGGGACAGTGCCCGGAAGTGCGGAAGTGGTGATGCCGGCGACGGTGCCGTCGGAGAGCGTCGCGACTGGATCGCCGAAGAAAATATTCGCGGTGTTGTAGTCGACGAGCCGAGCGATTTGCTCAAAGCTCGGCGTCGTACCGGTCCCGGCGACCCTCTTGAAACCGAAAGGCGCTGCTGTATTCGCCATGACGGAGACACTCCTTCATCGGAGGTCGTCACGCGCTACCGGAGCCGGTCGAACCTGAAAAAATCTTGAAAAATTCTCAACACCAGGTTGAGGACGTGGGATTTATCCCACAGGCAAATCGCGTTGTCAACTATTGGATTTTGGAATGACAACTATGCCCACGGTGGGAGCGAAGGTTTCGGGTCCCACATCATACAAGATTTCCTCGCACAAGCGTTCGATTCGCTGGACCATATGTTCCAAGCGTCGAACGCGTGCGAGGATTTCCTCTTCTTCGTAAGTTTGCAGCGTCACTTACGCCCTGCGAAGCGCTGCGGCGGCCGCACTCACGGGCGTGATCGTGATGCCGGTCGTGGGCGCAAACGTCGGCGGCGAGCCCGCTTCGGTGAACGACTGCGTGATGGGGCCCCCGATGACGGCGCCATTGACGTCCAAGTCTGTCGCAACGGCAGTTCCAGCACCCAGCGCCACGCTCGCAGTGAACGCAAACGGTGTCGGGGTCTCTTTGCCGGTTAGCACCACTGCGGGCTGCGCCACGCCCGTCGAATCGGTCACGACTACGCTGGTGCCCGCATAGGCCGCGCCCGTCGGAGTGGCAATGGTTGCGCCTTTGGCAATGGCGACGATGACTTGAACGAGTTGGCTGGACATGGATCAATTCCTTGAGGGTGAAAGCACGCATGATGGTCAGCGATGACCATATGCGTCTGTCGGGCAAAACCTCAAAATCACTCCTTGGGAATCGGCATCGGCTCGTAGGATTTCGTGACGTGCACGAGCGGCGTGCCCTTGTTGGTATTCGCGAAAGGCGATTGCTCGCCCGCCGGGGCGCCGTGCAGCTGCGCCTCCTTCTGACGCACCTGGTCGCGGGCGTTGCGTAAGTCGCGCGCCTTGGCTTCGTTGGTGAGCTCCAAGGGGCGCTCCATCAGGATCTGACCGTCGCGCTCGATGTGGGCGCCTTTGAAATTCGCCGGCATCATTTCAGGATGGCGCGTGCGCGGGACCGCTTCCCAGCCTTTGCGCGCGAGGGAGACTTGGTAGGAGGGGTTTTCTTGCCCGAGTACGGTCTGCGTCTTCCATTCGTAGGACCAGCCATCCGGGATCATGCGCGGGTCGATATAGTATTTATCGGGGCCTTCCTCGAGATCGCCCTGATGCTCACGAAGCTGCGCAGCGCGGCGCGCGGCGCGCGCGCGCGAATCGTCCTCACTTGAGGGAGCGAGGGCTGCGGCGCCCAAGCCCGGTGCGGCGGGTGCTTCGCCGGTCGGGAGCGGGGCGTGGGGGCCGGAACGACGGCGCGGGGATTCGTCAATGGTGGGGTCTGCCATGTCAGTTCAACCTGCCTTCTTTCTTGAGTTGGACCTTGTTGCGCGCGTATTGCTCAGGCGTCAGGCCGTTCATTTCGGCGATTTCGACCTCCTGAGCGCTCAACGTCACGACATTGGAGCGATTGCCGGCGCCGTTGCCGGAGCGTGTGACGGGGGCGGCCGGCGGCGGGGCCTTGCGCGTGGGCGTGGCGGCGGCGTCTTTCATGGGGTCTGGATCGTCCGGATCCGCAGGGTCGATGATGGGCGCCTTGATGCGAAGAGTATCCTCGATCGACTCGAAATATTCATCCGTATCGGCCTTGATACCGCGGCCCAAGGCAAGCTCGTGCGCGGCGAGCATTTGACGATTTTTGTTCGCATCGCGAACGAAATCCGGATGCGCGCGGACCCACGCGGCGGATTTGGGTGTCAATTGGGCAGCAAATTGGTCCACTGGATCGGGTGCGGCGCGCGGGGTGGGCTTGGGAGCCTTTTCGATGCGTTCCTTGGCGGTTTCGAGCGCCAAAATCTTCGCCGAGTTCGCTCCCATCTCACGGTTGATCTTTGCCGCAGCCGCATAATCTTGCGCCGCCAGAGCATCGGCATAACGGGCCTCGAGCGCATCGTTTGCCTGGGTGACTTGCGTGATCGTGCTCTTGACGAAGTCGAGTTGACTGCTCTGGACCTCGCCGCGGGCGCGCGCCTCACTCTCGGCGGCCTCTTGCGCGCGCCGATCAGCGTCCGCGCGGGCTTGCTTTTCGTCCTCGAGCTGTTTTTTGAGTTTCTCGAGCCCCGCATCGGGGGTGATAATCTCGCGATCGGGAGTTTTTGCCGCCGGTTCGGCCGCCTTCACCTCAACGGTGTCGATTTTGGGGTCTTTTGCGCCGTTCGGCTTCGCTTGGGATGCCTTTTTGGCCGCTTCGCGGTCTGCAGCATCGAGATCGACTTGGATTTCTTCGGCCATGGCTACCACACGAACGCGGGATGCGGGATTTTCGCTCGGATGTACTTCGGCAACACGTGCCGGCACGGCACGTAGTCCTTGCGGTCGAGAATGTTGGGGCGCGGATTGATGTCAATCGCCCACCCGTCGCTCGGGCGCACCACCACCCAATCGTGCAGGCGTACATCGAGGCCGAAAAAGTCGCATCCTTCGCCGATTTTGACCACCAGGTGCGATTTGCCCTGGTAGATGTCCTCTTTGAGGTTCTGCGGGGTCAAAATAATGCCCCCCGCGGTCATTTCAGGACGCTGATAGATCACTAAGAGCACTTCCCCGGGCGCCAATTGATAGTCGGACAGATCGCCAATTTTGTCGATGATCGACTGCTTCAAATCGCTCGATGGGGCATCCTGCTTCTTGATCGCCGTCACGGTCATCCGACTTACCTCTGTTCGAGTAATGTTTCTATTTCTGGGCAATGAAGGTCGATCACGCGGTTGTACGCGTAGATCTGCCCCACAATTTTCTGATAGTCCGCCATGGTCTGGATCGCCATCCCACTGGCCAAATTCGTTTTCAGCGTCTCGACCTCAGATTTGAGTCTTTTCTCCAATTCAGCGTGAAAGCGGTTGCTGATGGTTTGCATTGTTCCACGATTAACCGGAAGCGGCTAATGGCCATTCGCACCGGCGCCGACCATCGACAGGAATTTGCGCCGGGAAATCACAGCCATATCAATTCACGCACCAAAAATCGCATCGGGTGATGCGGCAGTTTATCAAGACGTACCCACCGTTCGCCGGGGTTCGCGCCAACGATGACACCCCTCATCAGGGCCAAGGTCGAAAATCCCGGCGCTACCTGCACTCGTCTCACGGTCCGTACGCTCGCGCCTTTTCCAGCCGGCCGAGGCCACCGCCTGCGCCAGATTCGATCGGATAGGCGCGGCCGCCGGACTTTCGCACCAGCGGGGACATGCCCCCTCCAGGAGGTCCCATCGGAGGTGCCGCACCCGGCGCTGGCATGGGGGGAGGCGCCTGGTGAAGCCCGACGGGACCTCCTGGAGGGGGCATTGGCATCGGAGGGCGCGCAGCTGCGGCGCCTCCTGGAGGCGCGATGATGATGTTGACGTTCATGCCCTTCCTGGCGCGACCACCTTTGGCGCGAGCCATGCGACCCCCTACCGGGCGCGTGCCTTCGAGGGTGCCGTCGGTGACGGAGCCGCCTTTTGCGCGCATCATCGGTCGATTCATGGGCATCGGGGAACGCACGTTGGGTCGACCCATCATCGGGCCTCCAACCATCTTAGCCACCCGCCCCCCTGAGCACTTCGCGCACTTGCAGCCCATCGCGTGGATAAGCTTTTTATCCTGCGCGGCATCGGCGTGGACCTTGCCCCCCTCCTTGCGCGCCACGGGCGTAAAGGCTGCGGGCAATGCGAGCCCCCCCATGTCCTTATGGACGCGGCCGCCCTTTTTCATGCCCCCGACGTGCTTGTCATCGGCGCGGCCGGCGGCTTGCTTGACGTCGGTGCTGATGAGCGAGCCGTCGGTTTTGGTGACGCCACCGGAGGCGCGCGGCTTGCGCCCCGCGTGCATGATCCCTCTTGAGCCCTCTACTTTGCCACCGCGCTTGAATTGGCGCCGAGAGATGGGCTTCGGGCCCGTCTGGGAATCGGCGTGCATGTCTTTCGGTTCGGTCCATCCGGAAGCATCGATCGCACCGGAGGTCGCGCGCGTTATGCGGGCGACCTTGGATTTTGCTCGATCTCGAGCCCGCTGGGCCATTGCGCTCATGAGTGCTCCACTGAGGTAGGCTGAAAATCTACTCTTGCTTCAAGCCTTTATCAACTTCGCCGATGATCTTGTTCGTTTTCTTACCCGCGCCCGACACATCGACCTGCTTACCGGACTCCCCGGCGGTGGGCGCTGTGATGACCGCCTTGGCGAGCCCGATCGCGGCATCGCGCTCTTTGGATTCCCGATCCTGATCACGGTTTTCGTTCTCGATTTCGGCCTGACGCTCTTTTAACCCCACCTCGCGCTGGCGGGTATGGGCATCGAGCACCTTCGCCTGCGCGGTCGCCACATCCAGAAGCGACTCCTCCTCGGGCGCTGGCGGAGCGAGGCCTCCCTCCTGCTTCGGCGCATAGTGCCCTGCGGCGATCTTCGCGTCGACCTCGGTGCTCTTGGCTTTGGCCTCCGCCGCGCGCGCGTTCGCTTCGGTGACCTTGGCATCCGCGGTGGCTTTTTCGTTCGCCATCTCGGCTTGCATCTGCTGGAGCTGCGGCGGCGGCGCGGCGCGGGCGGCGGGAGGGACGAAGAACTGCTCAGGATTTGCCCAGCCCATGGCCTGCAGTGCCGCAGTATCGATCGCGATCGGGTCATAGAGGTTCGGCGATGCGGCCTGTAGTTGTTTCAACCCCGTAATCTTCATCACGCGCTGACCCATGCTCGCGGTGTTTGGGTCTGCCTGGGGGACGAGCTCACAATTATTGGCGGCCTGCATGAATTTCGCGACATCCCACGGCGTCTTTGATTTCTTCGCCCGGCATTTGGTCTTCGCGAAACTATCCGGGTGCTCCTTGAAGCAGTTGACGAGCAGTTGGAATTCCTCAGCCTGACTCGTGTGCAGGCGCTTATGCACGGAGTTCATGATCTTGATCGCCTGGTCAATCAGCGCGAGCGTGGTGCCCACTGGCGCCTCGGCGCGCCCCTCCCCGACCTGCAGCTCGGACGTGCCCCCGACCCTCTGGCCGGTCTGCACCATGTTATCGACGAGGGACATGAGTGCTGGCATGCCCGCCGTGTTATACGGCAGCGGCATGACGGCCTGATTGATCGGCATACCCTGCGTGTCGATCTGCGCACTGCCGCCGGGAGGTACGCGGAAGATATTCGTGTTCTGCCGCGTTCCACCCTTCGCCATCAGAAAACCAGGGAAATTCGCGTACATGCCAGAGTCGAGCATCTCGCGCCATGCGGCGGTCACCGCATTCGTCGTGTTGCCCAGAATATGCAGCAGCCCGATGTCGTAGAATCCGAATCCTGGCACAAAGGTGTATTTCACGTAGCGCTTGCGCGCCGTGGGCAGATCCTGATCGCTCTCATCGAAATTGCGCGTCACCGATAGCGCTTGTCGACCGGACCGATCGATGGTCACCACGTAGGGAATTTCAAGACCCGACGCGACGCCCTTATGCTTGTGCTCAAATCCCTTGATGTCGAGCTCGCAGCAAATCTCCAAGATCTCGCGATCCCGATCATCGGGTCGAAAATTATTGAGGGTGAGCCCCTGCTGGGTGCGTTTCTCCTCCTGCACCGCATCGGGCTGCGAGGGCACAGGATCATTTAAGGACACGTCTCGGTATACCCCTAAGATCTGCAAGCGCTTAACCGCTGATGGTCTCAAGTACGTGCGGTGCGTGACGCGGCGCGCATTGGCAAGATCCGTTGCCGACTGGTTGACGATGATATCATCCGCGTCGACCGATTCTGACACCGGGCGATTTCGGATGGGGCAGAAATACACCTTCTTGAAGGTCGTGCCACCAAATCCTAAAAGTAGCAACATGCGATCCGTGTCCGGATAATATTCACTCGCCACGGCAGTGAGATAATGATTCATGTCGCGCTGGTAGTCATTCGCGAGTTGATCTTCCTTTAAGAGCGCATCGTTATCGTCGTTTCTGATCTTCACCGGCCCATCGGTCGGCAGGAGCTCCGAGCGCGCGTTCGCTTGGAAGCGCAGCACCGCCTCGAGCAAAAGAGGATGGCGCACCTTAGACATGCCCTCGACCGGCGCGCCGTCCGAGGCGCCCTGCACATTCGGCAATTCGATTTTAAGGCCCAGCAACTTGATGCCGAGCGCTCGATCCTCAATCCACTCCTTGCGGCTTTCAATGTCCTGATCAACACCGCGCAGCAGGTCATCGACAATACGCGAGAGTTCCGACTGATCAATCCGATCGGCGAGATTGTCGAACCAGTCTGCGGGCCCGTCATTCGCGGCCTTCGTGCTGCCGAGCGGCTGGCCGTTGAGCGATACAGTAACTGACCCGTCACCATGCTTGATCTGAAGAATGTTCCCCTTCTCATCGATGTCCGGAATATCTCGATCGTCCGGGGGTGCGAGTTCGACGATGATTTTGGCAGGATCGACAGCCGGATCTGGCGGTGGGCCTGAGATGCGAAGGTTCGCATTGCCGAGGCCGGGGACCGCGCTCATCCGCGTTCCATCATCAGGATCTGAACGATGCTCATATTTTCAGCACGTCCAATATCCGCAGCGGATGCGAGAATTCTTTCACGAACCTATCGATGCCTGTCATAGCCGCCGTATTATCATCTTTTGCAGCGATTTCATAGACCCGGCGCTCGGCATGGGGTGGTTTGCCCACCACGGTCACCCTGAAAAGCCAGGGGCGCTGGCGCTTTGAGATCAAATCGACGGTCGCCTCGCACAGCGGCAGTGCATCTTTGGGATTCACGATCACGGGTGGGCCTCCTGGTAGCTTCTCACTGCGGCAGCGACCTCGACTGCGGCTCGAGCGATCCAGCCTTGCATTTCTAGGCCAGAAACGCGATGTCCCCACCCGCAAACGTCGACGCTGCAATCGGCTCGACCGAGTATCAGCACGCAACTTAAGTGCTCATCGCTTTGTTCTACAAAATCGGCCATTTTGCGTAACTGCTGGGCGATGTCTTTGAGGTTGGTGATCGGCATTGGGACGATGTTCATCGCGAAATTCTCCCTTCACACCGGATACAGCGGCTCATTTTGCCGTCCAGGGTACACTCTCAAGGATTCAATTTCAGCCAAACGCTCGGGACCTCGGGTCAAAAGGCCCATTTCTCGCAATTTTCGAAGGCCCATCGAGACGCAATCGACCAAATCATCGTGTTTACCCTTCGGAAACTGCCCACACTGATCGATAATGGCCGTCGCCCATGGCCGATCCGGCGCATAGACGATCCCTTCGGCAAATAAATGCTGCACGGAGTACAGGCGCGCCATTTTATCTTGACTTTTCGGGTCAAAGAGCTGCACCGAGAACTTCTCGTTCGAGTACAGACGCCTAATTTCCTGCGCCACTGAGATACCCGAGGCTTTATTTTCGATCAGTAGCACATCGACCTTATAGTCGATGCAGGTTTTGGCCACTTTCGCGACCAATTCGTGCAACTCAAGACGTTCGGTCCAGCCCTTCATGGCCATCGCCTTTGGAGCGCCTTCGTTGTAAATGCGATCGATGAACATCGGTCGACCATCGGCATCGAGAATGCGACTCGCGTGCGCTTTGGTATCGCCTGAGAAAATTCCCCAGACGATCATGGCGGACGGGTCATTCTGCTGCTTTGTCGTATAGGCGGTATCGAGGGTTGCGAGCACGAAATCCATCGGTGGGAAGACATCGAGTTCCCAGGTCTGCCACCAGTCGTCCTTGATTATTCCACCTCCCGCCGGCGCGGGGCGCTGCTGGATCTGACCGGCGAAAGTGAAGGGGCCCATTGTTTTTTCCAGACGCTTTAATGCCTCTTCGCTGAAGCGCTCAGGCCAGAGCAACTCACCCGGTACCGTGCGCGGATCCTTCCAGCCGATGGTCGTGATGAATGATCGCTCGGGCTCATACCGTCCAGGCAGGCAAAGATGCGTCCAGCCGTCGGCTTCCGTCTCGAGTACGTGACCGGTCAAATCATTTTGCGCCAACCTCTGTTGAATAATGATCACCGCGCTTTTTTCTTGGCTGTTGCGGCGGGTCGGCATCGTCTGCGACCACCAGTCGATGACCTCTTGGGTGCTCGCTTCGGATGCGACTTCATTTGCTGCCTGCGGATCATCGATCAAAATTATATTGCCGCCCTCGCCTGTCGTGCCGGCACCGATCGAGGTGATTAAACGCTCGCCGCCTTTATTATTCGTGAAGCGACTTTTGGTGTTTTGATCGGAGGTGAGTTGATATCTTGATCCCCACCGGGCCTGATACCAATTCGACTCGATAAGACGGCGGCATTTGACAGAATCACGCAGCGATAATTTATCATTGTAAGAGGCATGCAGAAATGGCACGACGGGCCCGCTCGTGTGACTCTCATGAGGTTGGGCCCACGTCCAGGCGGGGAAGGCCACGGACGTCAGCGAGGATTTACCGATCCGAGGTATGCAGTTGATAATCAGTTGGCGGATTTGCCCATCGACCACGGCCTGCAAATGCTCGCAAATCGCATCGATCGCCCAGGCATCACACCAAGGGCTCGGGTCAATGTAGCGCCACGAGGTTTTGTAAAATTCGTACAGCGACTCTTCGCAGTCGGCCCGGTCGAGGTCAAGCAGTTGCAGGCGCGGATCGATGGATTTGCCGAGGGTGGGGAGCATTGACCCCAATATAAACGAAGCCCGTGACGTGGGCCAATCGGCGGCACTAATTTTCTCCGCACGCTACCACAGTTAAGGATTGCTGCTCCTCTCAGTCTATTCGGCAGACACCCACTGAGGTAGGTGCCCATTGGATCAACGCACGAGTGGATTAGGTCGGCGCTGAGACTGCCTTATTGTCCGTGTCCGGCGTCGCATGCTTCGTCGGCGCAATTTCGCCACGCGCGACCGCCTTCTGGTACGGCATCCATTCGGCATGCACACTTTGAATGTCCTCGGGGTCGCCATCATCCTGCAATCGCACACTGTGGAGCGAAAAATCTCCTCCTTCGTGGGTAAAGCCCCTGACGTTGATCGTACCGTCTTCGTTCACGTGCGTGATGATCGCCGCCTCGGGCTCGGGACTTGCGTAGCGCGCGTGGCGCTTGAAAATGTAAATAATCCTGCCGATCGTCGGTATCATCATTTGCTTCTCCTGTGTTGATTGTGATTTGGACATGTCGCGAAATGCGAGATGTGTTTCTGGTGATCGAAAATCCTATCCTCTGGATCTACCGAGGAGGCATCGGTCGGCATGTTCGCGCCGTTCTTCGTTTTGAGCCACACGATCAGGCCCGGACAACTCGCGCAGCGCACGATGCGATCATCGCTCACGCAGGCACCGCTCGACGCTTCTTTGCCGCGCTGATGCACCAGTGCTTGCACCAAGACATCGGCTTGCCATTGGCCCTTAGGTAAAAGGCAGTCTTTATCGATTTCGCCACCTTGCAATGCGTGCAGCGTTTGGTGGGCTCTGTCATATGACCGGTTCCTCTTCCTCCGGGGATAAGGGGTCCCCATCACCGCCGCTCGCAATTCGCATGAGCATGGCGCGCATTTGCTGGCGCTCCTCGTAGGTCATCTTCGAGGAGTCGATCAGCGGCGGATGCTTGGTCGTATCCTCAAACTCGACCTTCTTCGTTGCCGGCTTGAATTCCTCACCACCCCGTCGCTCGAGCATCTGCATGCCGACCTTCGCGTTGTTCGGATCCGTCTGGCTCGTCGCGATGCGAAACATATTCCTGCTGATTGCAACGAGTGCCTGCGCCTTCCCCTCTTCGAGTTGCTCAGCGTAGTAGGTCGTAATCGTCGAGGCCGACACACACAAAAGCCGCGCGATGTAGCGCGGCTCCAAGCCGATGAGCGCGTGCTCGCGCACCATATTCGCAAAGATCGGGGAGGGGTGCTCGCCCACGGTGCGCAGCACCTCGATACGCGAGTCCTTCTCGGCGAGCACGAGATCCATCTGTTCTTTAAACCAGTTGGCGATCGCCTCGCGATCGCCTCCCGCCGCTTCGAGTACTACCGGCATCCCTGGCGGGACTTTTGATTTGCGTGGTCGGCCGGCGGCCATCACGGCTGCACCTTCGGTATGATCGCCTGAATATCATACCCCCCCGCCTCCCCGACGGTGCGCGCCCACTTGCCGCGCCGCTCGAGCAGGCCGCGAATATAGGAGGATAGCGTGTGCTGGCTCTCCCAGGCCTCGAGTTCAAGCTTGGTCTTTAGGGCCGGGGAGACCTGCACCACAATGGGCACACGTTTTTCGCCGCGCGGCATTATCCGGTCGCCTTCTCGATGATATCGATGATCGTCACGACTTCCGGATCGGCCTCGCGTGCGACATACTTCATCACGTCCTCGCACGCTTGGCGAAACGTTGCCATCTGATCATAGAGTTCGCGGTATGCATCGCCGCGATACCAGACTTTCTCTGGCCCAAGTTTCGCATCCGTCGATGGCTGCATGGAGAGGAAGTGCCCCGCAACCGTCATCACGGGTACATGCGGGCCTTTGCCGTCAGACATGCCTCACCACTTGAACGTCGCGCCACTCGCCCTGACTCTCATCGCGCATGTAGGATGGCACATCCGGCGCCCACCACTGCTGCAACACGACCTCTCGCATCGTGGCGCCGCTTGCGCGATCAAGGAAGCGCAACTTCGCCGTCGGTGCTAATTTCCCATCGCTCATGCGGCTGGCACCAAAGTTGGAGGCGTCGATGTGCGCTCGGGTGCGGGTGCGCGCTTAGGTCCCCGCCGTTCGGCCTCGGGCGGCGCATCGCCGATCGGTGTCGACTCATCGCCCGCAGCGTCGAGCACCTCAAACTGCCCAGCCTTCATCGCCCGATAGAGGTCCTCGGTGCTCGCCGGAGATGCGAGAAAAGTCTCATCGGCGAGCGCGCGGATGGCTTGGGCCAAAGTGTTCGCGCGCACGTAGCGCACCACACTCGCATCGGCGCGCTGGGTGATGATGTAGATTCGGCTGCTCATTTTTTTACGCCTCCAAGTGTTGTCGTTTGCGAAACTGCGCAATGGCGCTTGCTAAATACTCCACGCGCTCCTCGTGCAGGTCACCTTCATCGAGCGGGGCGGGCGGGATTTTGCGCAGCACCGTGTGGGAGACGCCCACACCGGATGCGCCGCTGCATCGCCAGTAAGGTGCGTGCGTCCGGTGACTCAAGCGTTCACAGATCGCCACCAGCACCACGGTGCGCCCGACGAAACCGTGTGTGCAGGGGGCGATCGCAGGGTGATCGATGATGACGCACAGATCCCCGGGCGCGAGCGCATTCATCGCGCATTCTCCTTCAGTGGCAGAGGCGCCGGTCCGGGCTCGAACTGCATGCGCGAGAAAACCTCCCGTTGCCCAGTATCGTCGTCGGCGTTCGACATTTCGTTCGTCCCCTCTTGGAAGTAATGCGTTTCGCTGTAACTTGCCATAACACGTAGCGTGCGCGCAAGCCCCCCCCCTTCGCGCCCGTGAAATTGGGAATTTTTTTGGCCAATTTTTTCTAGGGTCCCCTTTTTTTGTCGCTTTTTGGGAAATTTGCCGCGTGTGCGGGCGTTGCGCAGACCGGGTAGGTGGAGGCTCAATCGCCAGGAAAAAGGGGGGTACCGGGGGGGTCAAAAACCAGCTGCAGCAGAGCTCGGCCGCGCGGCTGGATGGCACATTGCTGCATTGCAACTTCGCATAATCGTTGATATGTTAAATCACATAATCCAATAAAATCAACTACTTATGCCAATATGACGCATTATTGTGATAGCGCGCTGTCACACGTGTCGCGTTCAGAACAGATGCGCGACTTCAATGGTGCGTTGCAACATGCGCCGGCCGAGAGTTCATTCTGGCCAGATTTAGCCGGCAAAAGCAGCGATTGGCACCGATCAGGAACCGATTGGGCCTCAACTATCCCAAATGCGACATTGTTCTAAATGCGACATGAAATTTATTCATAAAAACGCGATTTAGTATGAATTCCATTCCAAGTGTCATAAGTGTCAAGCCAAGTGTGAGTACTAACCTCATGAATCTATTATGATATATACACTTAGACACATATGACACATAATAATGGCATAAATACGCATGAGGATATCTAACATATGATATACACATACCGATAATCTATTTGGGTATACACCAACTTTAAAGTTATCTAAAAAGCCATATGGACGTGTCATTAGATATCAACAGAGGTATATATGGTCAGAGTGTTAATTGGTGTAGATCCGCGCATAGCAGCCGCTCTTCGGGACATCGCGAAGGCGCAAGGGATCACGCGTACACGATTGATTCGTAATGCTTTATACGAATGTGTTCGCGCCTATATCAGGGACGACGTGACGCTCCCAAACGCGCCAACATGCGGGCCAATAATCGAAGGCAGCGCCATGCGCGTGTATGACAAGAAACTGATATCTGTCGATGAATATGGATTGCTGGAAGATCATGACTCCGCGTGAATGCGGAGGCGGCTGTCCGATAAACAAACGACTTTTACACACATTGGAGATTGCACACATGATGACCACCATTCACAACTTCACACATGGCGCCTTGGCCAACCGCGGGCCCATCAATATGGCCGCGCGCATTTTGTCGGACGCTCAATTAATGCGCTTGGTGCCTTCGGCCTTCGCGCAAAGTGCGCATGGCAGCTGCTCGGATCGATATGCCTTTGTCCCCACCTCCTCCGTCATCCAGGCACTTCGCAAAGAAGGCTTTGAACCCGTCGACGCCAGCCAAAGTGTTGCGCGTACCCATAACAAGGCTGGCTACACCAAACACATGATTAAATTCGCCCGCGCCGGCGCGCAGCTCGCCAAAGTGGGGGACTCCGTGCCTCAGGTGTGCCTGGTCAACTCTCACGACGGCTCGAGCGTCTATGAACTCATGAGCGGACTGTATCGGCTCGCGTGCTCAAATGGACTCATTGTCTCCGATGGGCAATTTGAGTCTGTCTCCGTACGCCACACCGGCGACGTTATCGATGAGGTGATAGACGGCTCCTTTCGCGTGATTGCGAATGCCGCCAAAGCGGGGGAAGTCGCGGCGCAGTGGAAGGGGATAGAATTGCGCGCCGAAGAGGCGCACGCCTTTGCAAACGCCGCGATGCGCTTGCGCTTCGATGGGGAGAAAGTGCCCTTTCCGGCGGGACGATTGCTAGACATTAAGCGCCCCGAGGATCGCGGGCAGGATTTATGGACTGCGTTTAATCGCATCCAGGAGAATCTGATCGGTGGCGGCCAGCGCGGCCGCAATACAAACGGCCGGCGCCAGACTGTGCGCCCGATCAAGGGAATTGACGGGAATGTGGGTCTGAACCAAGCGCTCTGGACCTTGGGCGCGGAGATGGCAAAACTCAAGGGCGCGCCAGTGGTGCCGATGCTCACCGAGGCGCTAAACTAATCAGGTGTGTAACCCTAGCGCGCTGCACGCCGGGCGCGCATTTTTTTTTCATCCAGGAGATCAAGGCTATGCGCAATATCAGCACCCAGACACACATCGACATCAATACCGCCCGAGACCTCGCGGCCGAGCTCGGGCTCGACTGCACGATCGAGGGCGATGACGACGGGCTCACCATCACCATGGACACCGGCGAGGTCGAACCGGCGGCCGGCCTTCCGCGGGCGCTGCACATCATCCGCAGCTACGCGGCGCTCATCCCGCCCGCCAGGGTTGGAGGGCGACAAATGAACCGCCTGATCGGTGTCCATTCCCAATTGCTGCCGCCGCCCGATGATCCGACTGCGGATATCGAGGACTACCGCCAGACCTGGGTGAACGCGCGCCTGCGCACCGTCCATCGCCAGCGCGCCCGCAAACTGCGCCGCCGCGGTGAGCAAGTCGTCGATACCGGTGAGCGCACGCGCACCGGCCGCAAGGTCTCGATGTGGTTCGTGGCTCATCCGGACCGCGACCCCGGGGAGTATCAGCCATGAGGCTGCTACCGATTCATGAGCGGGGCATCAGCATCCTCGAGACAATCGCCATCGTGGCGGCGATTCTCTGGGCCATCGCGGATTTCATCATCGTCTTGATCGATACCCGTCTTTAGCGTCAATGGCGCAGAGCGCTCTTTAGGGGCGCTCTATTTTTTTCCACTTCCGCCCGTACACATCCCGGGTCTGGATCCATCCATTCTCCCGCATAATGCGCGCGACGCGTCTTTTGCAGCCATCGTCTTGCTTGGCGAGCGGCATCTCTATTGCGTCCTGAAGGATGCGGCTCGACGTGACGCTAATCTGGCGTCCCGTACGCTTTGATTCCGCCCAGCACTCATTGGCATAGTCGACGACCTTATCAGTCCACAAATCGGGCGCCGAGCGGTCAAGCTGCTCTGAGTCCGCCCCTTCACCCGCATTCCACCAACTCGCGCCCTGGCGATAGCGCGCGACCGCTTCGGCGAATATCTGTTCGCGCTGCGCGTGCAAGGCGTCGAGGTCAATTGACGTGCACCGCAGCGGCCAGTATCGGCGCCGGCCGCGCGTGTCCTGCAGATAATCGTCAGTCTCGGAGGTTGCGGCAAAGATGGCAGTGCGCGCGTGCTCGACTGTGTACCGGCCATACGCGGGGCGATAGATGTCGTTGCGTATGGTGATGGTCGCGAGGATCTGCGAGTGTTCGCGCTTTGAGAATCCAGTCATGTCCGGAATTTCCACCAGCCAATGACCTTGAATGGCTTGCAGAAAATCCTTATCGCCAAATGCCACGGGAATCGATCCGTACCAGGGCGCGCCCAAAATTTCCAGAAACGATGATTTGGACAGGCCTTGGCGCCCTTCGAGCACCGGCATTGTATCGACCTTGCAGCCAGGCACATAGGCACGCGCGACCATCGACACGGGCCAATTGACGGCGACCGACTGCGAATACTCGGAGCGCGCCACCCCCAACGTATCTGACAACCAGTCCTCGAGGCGCGGGGTTTGGTCCCACGTGAGGCCATCGAGCCAATCGGTCAGGGAATTACGCGCCGCGCGCCGCGCCGCGTGCATGACAGCGGATGCGACCAGCATCACGTTGAATTTTGGCAGCCTCAAAGATTGCTGAATGAAAACCGCCATATCGACATCATCCGCGTCGGCCCAAGCGGACTCAGCCCCCCGCAGCGTATGCATCACGCGATCGGTGAAACTGTCGTACCAAATTTTGCCCTTAAGGTCCGGGTGCATTTGAATGATGAGGCTCGCGTTCGCCACGGTGGCGTGCGGCTGGCCCCCTTCATTGGAGTCGAGCCCCATGCTCGACCAGCTCACGAAGGCGGATGCACCCCCTTCGACCACGACGGACTTCTCTTTGCGGGTTTTTTTTTCCGCCACCGGCGCCGCTTGCACCGTCTTGATGTGATCGGCTGCCCACAGGGTGATAGCCTTGGCGTCCCAGCCCGAGGCGATCGCGTCCGCGATATCCCAGCCATCCGCTTGGCCGTTCGGCTGAATGACGCGCACGCGCTTGGCGATGGGCCCCAAAATCTCAGCCAGGCGCGCCGCAGCCTTCTTGCCCGCATCGTCCGCGTCCGGCCATATGATCACATCGCGGCCGGCGAGCGCCTGCCATGCGGCCTTATGGACGGCCTGAGCGCCGCCCGCCCAGGTTACCGCTAGGTAACGTTTTAAGGTCGATTTGGCGATATCGGCGCATTTCTCGCCCTCAACGACCATCACCGAATCATCCGGCCGCTCAGCGAGCTCGGCGGCGTTGTAGATGGGTTTTGGATCCGGATACCCCTTCGCCACCCATTTACCCGCGCGCCACGTATAGGGGTGAAAGGTCTTGCCCTCGGGCGTATCCCAGCGTGCCACCCAAAAGGCCTCTCCATAGCGATAAACGGCGCTAGGCGCGCCCAATTTGAAATGGGCAGGGATGGGCGGCGCATCGAGCGGTATCGGCTCGGCGGGGCTCTCCTTGGGCTTGAGGGGTGCCAACACCGGAGCCGCTGCGCCGAACCCCACTAGATCTGCGACCTGTTCGAGCGCCACAATCTGCTCGACGTGATTGAGCGCAGCATACAGGGAGATGAGATCCTTGCCGCGCTCCTCCCCCGATCCGTGCAGCCAGTGCCCGGTAGTTAAATTCACGCACCAGGAATTCCCAAGCCCCCCATTGGCGCGCGTCTCGCCCTGCCACTCATTGCCGACTCGCTTACCGCCCAGCCATTGGGGCAGCAGGATATGCGCTTGTGCGAGTGCCGCAGCGGCGACATCCTCGAATTTGATGTCCGGCGAGACGCCCATGAGACGCCGGGTCAGGGCGTGGGGGCGGATTCGGTGCGGCGCCGCAGCAGGTGCTCGCGCACCAGGAATTCGATTGCAGCGGATTTATTGCCGTTACAAATGAACTCCAGTTCGCGGTGGATCTCGGGAGATAGGTTCACGTTCAGAGCAATTCGGCGCCCTTGCTGGAGGCGCTCGCGGCGTTTTGTAAGGTACATCGGAGACCTGCGTGTGCATGTTATTGGTCGTGCGAAATGTAAGATTTACCCGCCATGCCGTCAATGCGTCATGGTGAATTAATGATGATGGCCGCCTCCTCGACCGAGCGCGCGACACCCGCGCGCCCGCCCATGCGCCGCACGGTCTCAAGAAAAGCATCCTGCTCAGGAGTGGTGCGCGCGCGCCCGATCTTCCCTTCGATCCCAACGAAGACGGCGAACTTCTGATAGCCGCCCCCGCCTGAGAAGGGCGATGGCTGCTCGATGCTGGTCCAGCCGATAAGATCGCTCCACCCTTCGGGCGCCAAGCGCACGGGATACCAGGGCGCCAAGATCAGCCGATGAGGCGAGCGTTCAATGACTTTTCCCTGATAGGCCATGCCGGCGTTCAAGCGCGCCAAGCGCGTGGGGCCGCGCGAGTGCGCGGTGAGGATATCGGTGTAGAGTTTGCTTTCACTCACAGCCGGTCACCTCGCTGCCGACATCGGCGAGCGCTCGATTATTATACGCTTCGATGATCATGCACACCGGGCACTTCGGCAACGGCTCGACATGGCGCCACTGAAGTCCGCAAGTACACGAAGCCATATTGATGATGACGCGGTGCTGCGCGGCGAGTAACTCAGCGTCGGTCACGATGACCACCCGCAGACTTTGCAGGTAGTGCCGGCGCGATGCAGATGCCCAAACATGCACGGATCCAGGCGGACGTGCCCACTTTCGATGCGCTCGCGAGGCCGCAGCGGCGCGGCCATGTAGGAGGCGGCGCGCCGCAGTTCTTGCTCGGTGGCGCTGGAGTGCTCGGGTGTGCCAACCAAATACGACGGATTCGCCTTGAGTATTTCGACCTGCTTCTGCAGGGTCTCCTTTTCGCGCAGTAGGCGCTCGCAGTGCGAGGCAAGGATGTTGAGGGAGTCAAGGCGCTCGCTCAGCATTTTCTGGCCGGATCGTAACGAGTCAAAATTATCGCGCAGCGTCCGTTCGTTGATTCCCAGGTGGCGATCCATTTCAGCGAAGTAGTCGTACATCGCCAACTGCTTGCGGTAGATCCGGTCGACCAGCTGTGCCGTGGTTGGTTTGGCGTGGCGCTTAGTCATTTGAACGCGTCCTCCCATAAAACCGACTCCACGCGTACACATATCCACGAACACTTTTTCCTCTTCGTCCTCGTGTATCACGCCATCTCCTTCGCCCGTTTCTTGCGCTGCCTAAATTGCCACACATGAAGCGCCCACCCTTCCGCATCTTTATACCCGCGCTGATGACCGAGTCTCACCAAATCGTGCAATGCTTTTGTACGCCCCTGACTTTGGCGCTCACGTCGCCGCGCAATCTCCTCGGCTGTGATTTCCTGTAACTCGCCCGGACGCTCATCGAGCTCCTGGCGCGGCTTGATCTCAAAGATGTGGCCGCATTCGCCGCATTGGCTGGCCCTCGCGCTCGAGGCGGCGAAGCATTTCGGACAGACGCGCACCCCCGGCTCTTTTTTCTTTTTCCGCGTCCCATCCATGGTGAGCGACCACTCACGCGTCTCCTCAGGCATCCCGTGGCGGCGCGTATTGCCGACGTGATCGAGCAGAATCGCGTGCTGCTTATCGGGGGCGGGACGCAAAATCCGACCCACTTGCTGCAAAAATAATCCGACCGAGGCAGTCGGGCGCAGCATGATGCCGACGTGCGCGCCTGGAACGTCAAATCCTTCGGAAAATAAATCGCAGCTCGCCAGCACACGGATTTTACCATTGCGAAAGTCCGCAACCGCCATGCGCCGAATCTCCCGATCCGTCTCGCCCGACAGTGCAACCGCAGCGACGCCTTCCTTGCGAAATTTTTCCGCGACATGCTTTGCGTGCTCCACGGATGTGCAGAATGCAAGCGCGGGCAATCCATTAGCATGCTGCTGATAATGCGAAAACGCATCTCCCGTAATCGATGGTGCGTTCACGAGCGCATCGGCCTGCTCGATCTTAAAATCTCCCGCACGCACGAGCAATCCGCTCGTGTCGATGGTGGGGGGGGCGAAGATTCTAGCGCGTACCAGATATCCTTCATCGATCAGTTGCCGCTGTGTCGGGCCCTCGATGAGTTTGTCAAAATGCGCTGCGAGCCCGCGCCCATCGAGTCTGCAAGGGGTGGCCGTGACGCCGAGCACTTTGGCGGTCGGATATTGGCGCATCACGGCCGACCAGGAATTGCCGCCAGCACAATGGTGAGCTTCATCGCAGATGATCAGGGTGGGGGACGGATATTCGCCCAAGCGGCGCACGAGGGTCTGCACGCTCGCAACGGCCACGGCGTTATTGCTGGCGCGAAATCGCCCGGCGCGTCGTTGATAACCGGCCGCGATAATATCGGGCGAGACGTCAAATGATTGTAAGGTCGTAACAATCTGGTCGACGAGCTCGACCCTGTGGGCCAAGATCAGGACGCGCTTGCCGCGCCGCTGGCTCGATTCGGCGATCGCCGAGAAGAGCACGGACTTACCACCACCTGTGGGCAATACATACAGCGGCGCCTTGAATCCATCGAGGTAGGCGCGTTTGATCGCTTCAACGCCCTCAGACTGATACCGGCGCAGGGTGATCAAGGTCAGCAGTTCCTTTAATGGCCGCTCTTCGCGAGCAAGCGCCCCACATAGACATTCAGCGTCAAATTCTCGTTGCACCGCTGGGCCAACTCTAGAAGTACATCCGGGACCGGCAGCCCTAAATCCGCCGCCACCTTCTCACCGATAGGCGCGAAATCCGCGGGCATGAGATGGCGAAAGTAGGAGGCGGGCTCGTGGTACTCGCCTCGGATCTTCAGCGCGACGTTCCACACCTCGGTGAGTGCGTGCGGGCTTTTCATTGCAGCAATGAGCGCATCAATGAGGTGTTTCGAAACTTCGATCGTATCCTCGTTATATTCGGCTCTCCACGCATCGCCATAGGCTTTGATCGTCTCTAAAGACGGCGCGGCCCGCAGTGCGTCAAATGCTGCTTGGGCGCGCTCAGCGGTGTTGGTCGGGTGTTGGCGTTTCGTCATTTTTGAATCCTCCTGATCGGTGTATTTGAGTAACGGCTATTGACATTTGCGATAAAGCGGCTTTAAAGTACGCTCTCGATGAATCAATTGCAACCATACCTTCTAAAGGAGTTTTTTTCATGGGCATTATTCGACAAGGCGATGTATTGCTGGTGCGTGCCGAAGCGATCCCGGTCGACGCGATTCTGCAACCGGTCAAGGATAACGAAGTGGTTCTCGCCTATGGAGAAGTGACGGGCCATAAGCACCGTTTTGAATTTTTCGATCAGACTCAAAATGTGCGCCTCTACGTCGCGCATTCTGGAGCGCGGTATCTTGATGCCTCGGCGCCCACTGATCTGAAACACGAAGAACATTCAACGGCTCGCATTCCGGTCGGAAAATATCTGTTGCCGGTCCAAGTCGAATACACACCTGCGGCATTACGTCGCGTCGCTGACTGATCCATCGTTCGTTATTTATCGGGAGAGGAAAATGAAAAAAGTGGCCAGAATCGATTCGCTGACGCCAGAGATGGTCGCACGCTTTGACGAATGGGCTGATAAATGGATAGAGATTGGATTACGAACTGCGCCAGCAGATCGGCGCCGCTTCGAGATGGCTGCAGAGAAATGTTATCAATACGCAGACATCCCATGGCATGGCAATGTCGTATGGGTATCATCGCCGCTGGTCATGGCTTTTGCGGCACCTACGGCTGCACTCCTGATTCAGATGCTCAGGAGAGGCGCGGTTGACGGCGCGGTTGACGGCGCGGTTCGCGACGCGGTTGACGGCGCGGTTGGCGACGCGGTTGGCGACGCGGTTGACGGCGCGGTTCACGGCGCGGTCGACGGCGCGGTTGGCGGCGCGGTTGGCGGCGCGGTCGACGGCGCGGTTCGCGACGCGGTTGGCGGCGCGGTCGACGGCGCGGTTCGCGACGCGGTTGACGGCGCGGTTCGCGGCGCGGTTGACGGCGCGGTTGACGGCGCGGTTCGCGACGCGGTTCGCGGCGCGGTTGGCGACGCGGTTCGCGACGCGGTTCGCGGCGCGGTTCACGACGCGGTTCGCGGCGCGGTTCACGACGCGGTTG